AATAATATTGTTTAGTTATAAACTGTATACCTTGGTTGGTGCTGTAATTGTATATTTTTTTATATACATTACCGTTCATTGCTTGTTGTGACTGATCACCAGAATAAATTGCATAACGCAAATTATAATCGTTTAAAGCCAATTTTCCCTCAACATCATCTGCAACTGAAGATATATATTTTAAATTAAGATAATTACCCCAATTGGTCCAAAATACATATCTTGGTTTATTACTATAACTAGAATAAACACCACTAGTTAATGGAACAGAATAATTAGTAAGATAATTTAAATATTCTGGAATATTATCTGCAGGGACTTCAGTTCCATCTAATTTAGGATTTAAAGCCCTATAACACATATAATTATCTGTTGGAGATATAATTCCACCAGTTTGTAAATACGGGTTTCCAACTTTTTGAATAATTTCTTCAAAAAACTTATCTATTCTGTATACTTTAGATTTTGGATTATTTAAAACAGTTGCTAAAGTATTTTCTTGACAATAAAAGTAAAATTGATTACTAAACTGTATAGAAGCATATGATTCTTCAGTGGCAGATGCAGCATTATTTAAATTGGCAACAGCATGAATTCTAAATGTATCTGTTCCACCACTTTCATAAACAAATTTTATATAATTGATACCATATTGATCAACTCTAGAAATAAAATCGGCTTTATCTTTTACAATTAAAACACCAGAAGGAAAAACATCAAACATGCTTTCTGTTAATTCAAGTCTGTGATATTCACATTCCTCATTACTTGTGAATATGTTTAACGAGATTGTAGCATCGTTATTTTGTAAAAATATCCCAACTAAAGGGGAATTAAAAGGATTTGATTTAGGATTCATATACCAGAATATTTAGGGGTCACTAGAGTAGATAAAGATGACGGTAAATCCAATGAAGATATAACATTAATTTGTTTAGTTTCACTGGTAACAATTTGATTTAATGTAATGTCATTACTACCTGTTAGAGCTCCAGGTAAAAAATTATTCATAGTATCAACTTTTTCTCCACCCCGTGTAGTAACAATTTGTTTATCGTTTTTGGGACTAACTTGTTTTGCTGTACTATCCGTATATTTAATACTATTATTAGCAGTTACACTATTATTAGTAGAAAAATAAGTATCTCCATTATATAAAAATGTTAAATTGGTTAAGGGAGAAGCCGAAGGATATATAAATTCTTCTCCTGCGGCTAGATAACTTGGTTTTACTGTTGTAGATGTATTATAAGAATTTGATTGTTCAACAAGAGCAAAACTTCCATTTAAACTAAAATTACCAACATATGAGTATTCCCATGGGTTTCCCGATGTTGCACCAACATATTCTGTTAAGATACTTCCTGCTGGAGGATTAAATGTAACACCAGAAGGAACATATCCATTAGGTGTAACTGCCAAAGGATTAAATGAAGTTTTGACTTCATTCTCTGCAATATACGTTGTTGCATTTTCTTTAGTAAAGTCAAATGGATTTATTTTATTATTTGAATGTAAGAAAACCCACAATGAATCTGGATCATTGAATGTTAATAATGATGCCTCGATTAAAGTAGTCTGATTATCAATAACAATTGTGGTTTGTCTTTTATTATCTAATTTTTTATTATAAAAACTATAAAAATCACAAAGATTAAGTGTTCCTATTGGAGTACTATATGCTCTTTTTGGTAAGTTAGTAAAAAATTTCATATTAAACTCAATTTAATTATTGGGCATATCCAAAAGTATTATATGAGACTTCCGATTTAGACCAAATATAATTTGCTGATGGTACAAATGTGCCAGTTTCAAACTCTACAAAAACTAAAGACATTAGGGTATAAGAAGAAGCACCGTTTGGTAAAAATCTTACAATAGGATCAACTCTATCATTCTTTTTAACTGTTACACTTTGTAACACACATGGTAATGGTTCTCCTAACCACACTTCAGTTAAATTTGCAAATGAAGATGGCTGGGATCCCTTGGTAACAACAATAGTCCATAAATTTTGTGGATACGTTCTTTCAGGAAAGTCAGCAATTGCTGGATAAGACCATTTTCTAAAAGAGGCTACAATATTTTCTACGGCTACACTCTCATTAGCATTATGAGGAGCAAAGATATAATCAAACTGATACGTTTTTCTTGCTTCACTGATCATGGACAGTTCAGTAATATTTGAAAAGCGTCTATATGTTGATGTGGCAAACTGCTTTTCAGAGTAAAACTGTGCTGGTTGCAATGTACGATCAAATAGTGTATCAAATTTACCAAATCCACCAGAGTTTGCAACACCACCCATGCTTAAAACAGGTCCTACTGGATTGTCGGATTGAGCAAAATCATGGTTTGCTGAATAACCAGGTTCTTTGGGTAAAGGTAGCCTTATTCTTCCAAAACTCCTATTAACAATACCAGATCTGGTTCTTTCAAAATTTTTCAAAGAATATGGTGCTGTATAGAAGTTAATCCATAAAGGTTGTTCTGCAGCATAGGATCCTAATGGGTATTGTGCAAAGTATGCCATATTAATAATATTTATGATTTTGATAAATATTTTAATGGCGTATAGAACTAAATATGTTCCTTTAAATCAAAAAAAATATGTGGGGAATCCAGATTCTATCCATTGCCGTTCTCTATGGGAACGAAGTGTATGCAAATTTTGTGATGGAAATGAAAATATTATAAAATGGTCATTTGAAGAAATTATGGTTCCTTATCATAATCCAGTAGATAATAAGATCAGAAACTATATTCCTGATTTTCTTGTTCAAATTAAAAATAACGATAAACTTGAATCCTGGATGATTGAAGTAAAACCAAAAAAACAAACCATGTTAAAAGAAAATGCATCCAAAAAAGAAAAATTAACATGGATAGTCAATGTTGCCAAATGGAAAGCAGCAGAATTGTATTGCGAAAAAAACAATTTTGTATTTAAACTTTTAACAGAAAAAGAATTATTCTCCAATGCCTAATTTAGATAATACCATATCAAGTTTAAAAAACTATTTTACTCAACATAAAGGTATTCAACGACCTAACAGATATTCAATATCATTTTTGAATACACCAAGTTCTTCATTCTTAGATCCAGAATATGTTGTAGATGAATTTCTATTAAATCAAAGAGCCATTGATCATGTTGCTGATGATTTATCTGGATATGGTGTTGGGCGACTGATTCCACGAAGCCAAAGTTTTGCACACGGGTTTGCTGTAACATTTCCAGTAACTGGTGACAATAGAACGTTATTGTTTTTTAACGATTGGTTTAATGCTATCTATAGTGGTGGTTATTCTGTAGGAAGTTACAATACACCATTTAAATTGGCTTACTATGATGATATTGTAAAAAACTGTAAAGTAATATTAAATTTACTAGACTTAAATGGAAATACTGTTTCTAGGTATACCTTTAATGAAGTGTTTCCAGTTGAAACAACTCCACTGAGAGTTAGTAGTGTTGCACCAGATCCATATTTGCGTTACACAGTAGTGTTTAACTATAGAGATTATAAAAACGAAAGATTATAATTATTATGAATTTATTAGATGAATTGAATGTATATTTTCCAAAGTACGAAGTAGTATTACCTGTAAGTAAATTAAAAGTATTATTTACACCATTTAAAGTAAAGGATGCTAAAAATCTTTCTATTATTTTACAAGAAAATAATAAAAAATTAGCTCTGATTGCTCTTTATGAAATTATAAAAAATAATACTAATAATATAGATGTTAATGAATTATGTATTGCAGATGCAGAATATTTGTTTTTACACATTAGATCAAAAAGTGTTGATGAACATATCTCAGTTATATTTGAAAAAAACAAATATGAATTGAATATCTCAGATATAGTTTGTGTAAATTCATTAAATAAAAAAATTGTTAATATAAACAATAATATTTTAATTGAATTAGAGTCACCTATTTTTTCTGATCTTCTTAAATTAAATTCTTTTGAAACTAATGATTTTTATAAAGTTTGTATTAAAAAAATAATTGTTCAAAAAGAAATCTATGATTTCAATAAATTTGTACCAGATGAAATTAAAGAAATAATAAACAATCTACCAATATCTGTATTAAAGGAATTTGATAATTTTTTATCCAATCAACCTAGACTTACAGCTACAATAAAATTATTAGATGGTTCTGAAAAGGAGGTAAATGGGTTACTAGATTTTTTTATCTTTCGGTAAGGTACTTTGATCTTACCGATTATTATAAATCAAATTTTAAATTAATAAATACGTTTTCTTGGAGTATTGCAGAGATAGAAAACATGATGGTATGGGAAAGAGAAATTTATATTAATTTATTATTAGAAAATTTGCAAACACAAAATTCGTCACAATCAAATAATAACCCATTTAATATAATTAACCAATGATTCCAGATACAAACCAAAACACCTTTGATTTAGATTTAAGAGCTGAACAATCAAATTTTGATAAAGCATTAAATACATCAGCCAATTCAGAACAAAGGTCATATGTATTTGAAATGGATGAAATCAAACAACCAGAAAATAATGTTGTTTCACTTACATCACAGTCACCACGTATTCCAGATAGAGAAGTTATAAATCCAATGGAATCAAGTATGTCATCATATGTGGCATTAAATACACCTATTGTACAAAGTGCTGAGACTATTCAATCAGGAATTCTTAATAGGGCATCCGGACAAGAAGAAATATATTCTGAAATGAATGGAATGTATAGTGCGATGCAAGAATTAAATTCTAAAATTGGTATGAAACAAGATTTAGTAAGCAATGATGTAGGTCGTACAGAATCACGAACAACAAATATGCAAAAGAACGTAATGTTCTTTGATCGATTGGATAGAACTTTATCTCGTCCTTCATGGGGATAAAAAAAGCCCCTTGCGGGGCTTTTTTCAATCATTCTCCATTTCGGAGAAGTACTTTAGAGGATCCTTTTCCTCAATATCTTCACTGACTACCGTATCAGTGACATCATCTTCAATACTCTTTGACTCGGTGAACTGAGCACGAATGTCGTCTCCGGTTGCCTTCTTGAGTCGTGCCTTGAGTTCATCATAACTCTTGAACTGACTCTTGTCAGTAAACTCCTTGAGAGCGTATTGCTTCTTCCAAAGTTCTTCTAGCTTTTTATCATCACCACCAAGAAGAGGAGCAGGAGCAGCAAACTCTGAACGATCATAATTCACGTATCCACCGACATTGCGAATCTTAATCTTGAAATCTGCACCAGTCCAAAAGTTGAATGGATCAATTGCAGTCTCATCCTTAAATTCGGGATGAGCAAGTGCTTGAATCTTCTGGAAGATCTTGGTGCCATACTGATAAAGGAAAACCTTTCCTTTATTCTCTGGATTTGCTGGATCTTCAACAACAAGAATGTTTGAAATGTAAGTCAACTTACGCTTACGATTACGTGCAATATTCTTGTCATCCTCAATACCACTATTCCACAGTTCGGTATTTGCTTCACAAACAGGGCACTTCTCTCCAAGAGTCGTTGGGCAGTTTTCAAACAACCAACCACCCTTGCCCTTGAAGGCATGGCTGTAAACTGAAACAAAGGGACTATCTTCTCCTGCAATCTCAGGAAGGAATCGAATTACTGCATAACCGTTTCCAGCCTTGTCAATACCAGGCTTCCAAAGACGATCATCTTTGTAACTCTCCTTTGATGTGAGCTTATCCATACGCTCGGTTAGGGATGCGACTGAGTTCTTACTCTTCTTCTTGAAATCTGAAAAATTTGCCATTGTATGTGCCCGAGGATCTACCTCGGCCTTTCTGTGTTTAGTATACGTCTACAAATCAATTAGTCAACCGGTAGTTTACTGTTTTTATTTGTTTCTTTTATAAAATGAAGTAATTTTGCTTCAACTTCAATTTTTTCAATAATTGGTTTAGTTAGTAACTTTCCAGCAGAACTAGGGTCTATCCCCATTTCATTGGCTAACTCTAAAACACAATCGATAAAGGGTAATTTTGTAATTTTTACTCTATCAATTATTTTGGAAGAAAATTTTTCTTTTGCGGCTTCGTCTATATACATAATACTATTATATCACCTATTATCGATTATCCAATAATTTAATACACCTAAATATTGCTAGAACTATTTAGAGGAAACCATGGCAGTAGACAACGACACAAATATCATTATTGAAACTTCTGGTCTAACAGCTGCTGTTGCTACTGATGTAGCTAGATTTGGAGGCATCACTGCTCATTTTCAAGTAATAAAATTAGCATATGGTGTTACCGGATCTGCAACAATCGTATCATCAGCCACACCATTTCCTGTCACCATTGCAAGTGGCATGACTGCTACCATTTCTGGGTTTACTGGTACAATCGCTGTACAGGGACCAGGAGCAGGTCCTGTAGTTGTTAGTGGAACTGTTAGTGCTGTTGGACTAAGTGGATCTCCAGTATACGTCTCAACTCAATCTGGTACAAGAGTAGAAGTAACTGGTGGTAGACCATTATCACGAAATACTGATTCGGTTTCAGTATTTGGACCAAGTGGTTTGACATACGTTTATGCCAACCTTGTAGATTCCAGTGGATCAGCTGTAGGAATGTCTGGAGATGCATTAAAAGTTAGTATTTCTGGTGCAGCAATAAATGCCACTATTGGTACAACTTTATCAGTACAAGGTTTTTCTGGTGGGTATCCATTACCTATAAATGATACCAACCTTTTAGGTGGTATGACTGCTATCTATACACAGGTAGTTGGACTCAGAACCGATTTGGCTGTTTTGGGGGTTGGTAGACCAGCAGCTTTTAAAACTGGAAGATTGTCTGCTACTTCTGCTGCTGTAGGACAAATGGATGCAGCTGGTTACACAACAACTGCTGCAATTAGTATTAAAGCACTTTCAACAAACACAGATTTTATATATCTTGGAAACACATCTGGACTGCTCGGATCATCATATGGCTACGCTCTAGATCCAGGTGAAAGCGTTTCTATGAATGTTATCAACACAAATAAAATATTTGCAATATCTAATACTGGAACACAAGTAATTACATATCTAGCAACATAATATGTCCTTTTTCCTCACTGCATCCCAGTTAATACAAAATTATGGTTTTGAAATATCTGGATCTACATATGATCCAGTATTTACAAAAGGATATATAAATTCTTCACCAAATATATCTATTGCTGGATCAAGTTGTTTTATTGATTATTCAGAATGTTATGATAATTCTGATAGAACAACATTGGTTAAAATGTTTCAAAATACACCAGCTGGTACAACTTTTGCATTAAGCAATGGTGATTACTATGATGCTGATGTAGAACTACGTAGAGATATATCTGGTGTCCTACGACTTGAAACTCTAACAGGTGATAATAAACTTATTATTGGTGGTATTATTTCTGGATTTACATATGATAATACATACACTTATTATCTTAAAAATAATTTTGTAAAACCACCACAGTATTCGACAACATATGTTGGTGCAACCAATTCTAATTGGATTAAAAATAATTTAAATGATTCTAAATTTAAGTCTGTATTAAATAAAGGAATTTTAGGATCTGTATTTTCCAAACAAGAATATATTGAAATTGCAGGATCAACTTTAAATTCTGGTAAGCTTTTAGTTTCTGGTGCAATACAATTAAAAGATAAAAAAGAACTAATCTATTGTGGTGTAACACTCACCAATGAAAACATATCTTCATCGTTTAAGACAATAACACAATTTATTCGTGGAAATTCTAATCCAGATATTTTGGCTAAGAGTACAAAAACAACTGGGTGTTATGTGGTTTATAATGGTGCAGGAAATCAAGTAAATTGTTTTGAAAAACAAAATGAATTACAAGCATTTTTAAGAAGTCAATCCGAAGGAGCTACATGCAGTACTCAATGGATTGTATGCGATTCATGCTCTAGACTTTCTGACAGTTCTTATAATGCTGCAAGTGGAGATAAAACATTTGTATTTGATGCAGCAATATTTGCACAAATAGATCAGTCAGTTGATACTAATGGAAATCCAACTGCAACACTTTTATTAAATTATCCTACAAGTTATGTGTTACGTGCATCAAGTGCAATTTCAATTGCTATTGATAATGGGTTTAAATTAGATTTGAGCCACCCATCACTAAAAGGGTATATGGTATTTGTTTATTCGGAAATTACTAAAACAAATTTAGTATCTACTAATTTATATTATCTTGGTACTCCCGGATTTGATCAAGCAAGTGTAATATATCTTAAACAGGCAAATTCTCCACGAAATCTTTATATTGATTTTATTGGACCTGTTACACTAGAACTCAATGTTCAAATAGGATAAGACCCCCATTACTGGAGGTCTAGATCCCTTACAAAAATTTTACAAATTTTACCGACTACGAGAGCGAACAACTCGGTAGTGTGCACGACCCTTAACGGTCTCACGAACTACGGTGTACTTGAGATCCATACGATCAAAAGCCTCACGAAGGTTACTCATGGTTGCGCGCATATTTGCAACCTTAAAACGCTTACGGGCTTCACATGCATTCAGTGGAGTACCATTTCGCATATAATCAAACACTCTCTGAATCTTAGTCGGACGGTCAACAGTAGTAATATCCATAAAACTTTCCTTTCTTATAAGAAGTTACTACACTATACACCTTATATTTGAACTGTCAAGTCATTATTCTAAATAATACTGACTGAGGAGGACTTTATGGAACAGACGAGTCATCAGTTTATAAAATTTGTACGTAAACAACTTGCCCAATATGGCATGAAACTTATCATTGGACGTGGTAAATGCGTCAATGTAGACGGTTTTCGCTGTTCTGGGTGCTTTGATGAGTCTGGAAAGGCTATTCGTATTGCCAGACATTGCAATCAATTTTTACATGTGCTAGTTCATGAATATTGTCATTTTTTACAGTACATTAACAGCAGTAAAGTCTATGAAAAGTCATATAAAGCCTCAAATATTGTAGATGGTTGGCTAAAAGGTAAAAATTATGCGGCTAAAGATGTTAAAAGAGCATTTTTTATTGTTCGATCCATGGAAAGAGATTGTGAAAAACGTGCCGTTCGGTTAATTAATGAATTTAAATTAAAAATTGATACAAAAATGTATTCAAAACGGGCTCATGTGTACATCTATAGTCATTTCATGATGGAAAAATCACGAAAGTTCTATTCTTTTAAACAAGATCCATATTATAGCAAATGCGTTTTACGCATCATGCCATCTAACATGGCTGTTCTAAGTCATGTATCTATTCCAACAAAGGTCTATTCTGTTTTAGAATCTTTAATGAAGTGACTTTGAGCATATTTGGCAACAAACTTGGTAAATGGTTGTTCACCATAAGGCCAACGATCAATTGAATCCATAAACCCATGTTGAATTAGATCATCAATATGCTCATCCATCATGGATAAAGTTACATCATCTACATTCCATTTAAGTTCACCATCGTAATCAATTGATGGTTCTTCTGCAGCATTGTGTTCTGCCACAGCAAGATCAGATATTTTTGCAAGATTTCCAAGAATTTCTAATGATTTAGCACATTGATAAAAAAGATCCTTGTTGATAGGATCTTCTTCTTTGCGTGCTAGTTTTCGGACTTCG